CTTGGGCCGTCGCGCATACACCCCACACACCAGCCAAGGGTCCTCGCTGCCCAAGGCGGAGCTTCTGGTAGACAAGTTCTTGGAAAAGGCTGATGATAGAGCCATATACACGGCACTCTATAGGTCTAGAGGCGACTTCTACATCAACCTACCCCACAAGGCTGCTGAGAGGCTCAGGCCCTCCTCGAAGATCCTCCGGGCACTAATCAGGGCCCCTGAATATGGATGGGATGATTTCACGGTCGCTGTTCGGGAGCACCGGATCAGACACACACCCAGACAGCTAGTAGACCCTGCCAGGCTCCCTGGGAAGGAGCCCCCCCCCCTGCCCGACCTCTTGTTTCAGAGACAATCAGGCAACGGCTGGAATGACAGGATCTCCCAGGAGGTCAGGGGGCTTAAGATACCACAGGGCAGACACTCCCCAGCTGGGGATAGATGGACACCCGGACGCGCCAGGAGATCTTGGGCAGCCCGAGCGACTTACTTCGCCCTACTCCCGTGGCTCTGGCTGAGCTACCAGTTGGCTTACACCGGAGAGAAGGCTCGCACCGGCCTACTCCCCCCCCCTCGGAAGGCTCCCCTCCCATTTGAGCTCTTTCCACCAGTGCTGGGGTGGAATACACACGAGATCTGTTCCGACAGGGAAATAGTGGCCGATGTTGTGGGGACACTCTTTCAAACAAGAGTCTTCGGGCGTGAAGTAAGGGTACGAGGCGAGCTCACAAAACAAGTCGACGACACTGATCCTGCCACCGCCATATTTGTTCGACACCGGCGCAATGATAAGGCTACTGAAGCATGGACCTTCAAGGAGAGACATATCCCCCCACGCCCCCCAATGCCCCACTACCTGGGTGGCGGGCACGCGCTCTTCTCAGCCTTTAATCATGTGTACTGCCCGCAGTACCCCACCTTTAATCAAGACATTTACGATGAATGCATGGACGAGGACTTGGATTCGTACCTGGACAAAGGCCCAAAGGCCCTCAATAACATCGCTTACCGCAGTGATCCCAGCCTATCCCCTGGCAAAGCAGAGGTCTTCCTTAAAGGCCAACAGGTAACCAAACCGGGAACCGCTTTTGCCAAGGCAAAGAAGGGGCAGATGATCACCGGTTTCCAGACTCTGATCAACGCCCGTTTCGGAGGGATGTCCAGGTATATCTACCGAGCTGTTAGGACAGCGCTGCCTGAACACATCATGCTGCTCAACGGCTTGACCCTGGCTGACCAGGAGAGCTGGTTCCAGAGGTGCTGGGACTGGGCCAAGCAATGCTATGAGGATGACTTTGTTGCATTCGATGGCACACAAAACGAGGACTTCCTAGCGTTTCAAGTGTATTTGATGTTGGCCTTGCAACTGCCGCAGCACTTGATCGACAGCTATGTTGAGTGGGTCACCCACCTCCATAGCATGATCGGCGAGATGGGGGTTTTCATAGCTTCTGGATTCAAGCCTACCTGGGTGTTCAACACACTAGACAACATGGCTTTTGAAGCGGTTAAACAC